TCGGTGGAAAGCGGTCAGAAGCACCAATACTCCCCTTATGTACCGAGCATCACAGAGGTGCTACAGGTGTGCATGGACTCGGAGCAAAAGCTTTCGAGAGATACCACGAAGTTGAGTTCGATACCTTACTAGATATAGTCAAGGCTAGATTACAACTCTAATGGGTCGAACCCCAGTTCTTCTGCAACCATACGGCAACGCCTACGCATTTCCTTGCCATGTGACATCCATTTATCGCCTTTTTGACGATAAAAACTCATGTGAACGCACTCATGCGATAGCGTGGTTAAGATTGTCATCAAGTGACCGCATCGAGCCGAAGAAATAGTAATTGTATGTTCGTAATCTTCACCAGTATCGTAAAGATATGTACCCATGACATCAGGGTCATGCGTTATTTGAAAGTCAATTTCTTCAGGTAAAGGTAAATCCCACTTAGAAAAAGGGTAGCAGCAATACAAAGCACTATACAAATTGCGAACAATCTCAGGCGTTATTTTCATACCTCTAATATTTCTCCACGAAACTCAACCTCGTTTTCCCCACAAACCTGAATCATCTCAGGCATTAAAAGCCTACCTCTTTCCCAAGATGCCATGACAAAGCCTTGACGCCAGTCTTTTGCGTTATCTTCTGTGTAGCTAAAACTTTCTGCGTTGACATCGGCTAAAGTGCCTGTTTGTACACCCCAGTAGGTCTTTTGGTCAAAGGTTGATATAGGACTTAAAGTCAAGACATGGGTATGCCCAGTAAAGATATTACTAAAGCTGGCTTGGACATTGTTGTAGCCTGCGTACCTACCGCCTTTATGCCTGTGTTTAATTACAGTATCTTCATTGACCCAAAACGACCAACAGGTTTCCCAATGGGGAAAATGGTACTTGAGGTTAAACCCATCCACCCCCGAAAACTCAGGGGCACGAGCTACCAAAGCCGACTCATAACGCATATCGTGATTACCTAGAGTCCAAATCAATCGACATCCTGCTGGTCTAACCTTTTCAATGGCATCTAAATGCGTTTTACAGTAGTTTAGTTCGTCTAACACGCTAGGTTGGCGGTCAAAATTTATCTTTGGGAATCGGCTCAATACAGCCCCGTCAAACGCATCTCCGTTACAGATAATGGCTTTGGGCTTGAAATGCTCAATAAACTTAATCAGAGCTTTAAATCCTGTAGTTGTATCTTCTGTAAAGTGGGCATCCGAAAAAATAATTACTCTACCCTTTTCTAACTCCATACCCCGTCTAACGCTATGTGTAGTGGCATCTAATCGTTCTTGCAATAATTCTTGGCGTTTTGCCTTGTCAGCCCTAGCTCTTTCAATATATTCTTTGCTTTTTTCTTGCTTATAACTAAGGTCGGTTACTAGCGTTATGTTCTGCCTAATCTCTACTGACCGCCTACGATTCATCACGGCACGAACACCGATACCTAAATGTTCTGCTAATGCTGTGGGGCTAGGATAAGACCGCCACTTCTCTATAAATTCGTCATCACTAATGTAATCACCATACTGATTTTTAGCCATACAAGACCCTAATCGTGATAAAGTTAGCATATATTAACCGATTACTGTTAAAAAACAATGGCATACGCAAGAAGAACTGACGCAAATCAAGCAGAAATCGTTAAAACGCTACGAGAAGCTGGTGCTGATGTGTACGACTTATCAAAAGTCGGCAAAGGAATTCCCGACTTACTTGTGACTTTTAATGGCGAAACTATCTTGATGGAAGTTAAACGGGATGCTAAAGCTAAATTCACCGCAGAACAATTAAAGTTTATAGCTAATTGGAAAGGTGGGCCATTAAGCCGAGTAGATAGCCCTGAATCTGCATTAAGAGTGATTGGATTAATCCCAAAATACGACTATAATCAATAAAAACAAGGAGTTTGTATGGAAAATTGTGCTTTATTCGTAGCAACATTACTACATTCTGCGACTAACACGCATTTTTTCCATTTCACAACGGATTCTTACTCACGCCATAAAGCGTTGCAAAAATACTATGAAGGTATTGTAGATTTAACTGACAGTTTTGCTGAATCTTATGCTGGCAAATATGGCAAATTCACCGCATTTCCAAGCGTGTACCACCAACCTAAAGACCCAATTAAATACTTAGAATCCCTACAAAACTTTGTGGCAGATGCCCGCCAAGATTTACCGCAAGATTCTGAATTACAGAACATTATTGATGAGATTGCAGACCTGATTAACACCACAACTTATAAACTTAAATTTTTACGATAAGGAGCTACCATGCCACTAATTAAGTCAGGTAGCAAAGAAGCCGTAGGTAAGAATTACGAGAAAGAGCGTCAATCAGGCAAGTCTAAGAAACAAAGTCTAGCAATTGCTTTGTCAGTACAACGAGAAAACGCCAAAGGTAGCCGTAAGTCTAAGCTAGAAGAAGCCTATGGCAAATACATTGAAGAAAAAGCCTGAAATTTCTTGAAAATTCTTGAAAATGAGCCGACAAGACCAAATTCGTGCTGCAATGGATAAGCACGATAAGCCAATACCTAAGACTACAACGGGTAAAGGTAAGAATTACTTGCCAACAGAGCAAGGGGCTGGCATGACCGCCAAAGGTCGTGAAGCCTACAATCGTAAGAACAACGCCAATTTAAAAGCCCCCGCCCCAAATCCTAAGACTGATGCCGACAGAGGCAGAAAAGCTAGTTTTTGTGCAAGAATGGGTGGTGTAGTCGCTAAGAGCAAAAACGCTGAACGAGCAAAAGCAAGCATGAGGAGATGGAACTGTGGCTAAACAAGGACTATACGCAAACATCCACGCCAAGCGTGAGCGAATCAAAGCTGGTTCAGGCGAAAAGATGAACAAGGTTGGTAGCAAAGATGCTCCTAGCAAACAAGACTTTATTGAGTCGGCTAAGACGGCAAAACCGCCCAAAAAGACTAGAAAACAAATGCTTACCGATAAAATGAAGGATATGTAATGAAAACTAAAGAACCAAAGAAGCTAGACTTCTCAATGAAGAGTGGTAAGCCCAGTAAGTTAGTAGGCAACGAAGAAAAACGCATGAAGCGTAAAGCTGCTTTGCTGACACACTTTAATAAGTTCCAAAAGGACATAGCTTGATATGGCTAGTTTGGCTGAAACACTACGCCAAGCAGGATATGTAACACCACAGGGAGTTACAGGCCCTAACGCACCTCTAGCCCGACAGCTAAAAAACTATGTAACCAATGTAATCCCAACAGCCGCTCAAAATCTAGCCCAACAACGGGCTGATATAGACGCTTCTTTAACAATGGGTGACCAAGGCATACAAGTAGGCGATAGAGAAGCCTTTGAACGCCAAATGGCTCAAGCCACTAATCTTGGTGGAGTAATGAAAGTTAGCGGTGCTATGAAAACCGCCCAAAAAAATGCTGCATTGCCAATAGAAGAAGGTGGTTTAGGGTTGCCAGCCACAAACACTGCTGCTGACAGGGCTAACGCACTTGGATTTAGAGATTTTTATCATGGCACAGAACGCCTAGACCGATTGCTAGAAGGCAAAACATTAGACCCAAGACGAGCTACTTCAGGCCCTATGCCATTTGGTGCAAGTAAGCCCGAAGTTGCGTCAAATTATGCTATAGGCAAAGCCGACACATCTCGCATAACTACAGACATGGGTGATTTTGCTAATTATTTTCAAGTTAGCCCTAAAGAACTTGGGTTTACTCGTAGCCGTTCACCTTACAGCGTAGAACAAACTTGGTATTTTTTATCACCTGAGAAAAAAGCTGAAATATTAGAAAAAGCTAAACGAATTGGTTATGAAATGCCTGAAGAAGCTACTGGTAAGTTTGTATTGCATGAAACTTCTGAAAAAGCCCCATTTAGTCAAAAACATTTTGATTTTACTTTGCAACGAGAAGCTGGCGGAAATCCACTAAAAGCATTGCGTCAGCTTTATGCTGAAAGTGGAATGTTAGATGCTTATGCTCCAAAAGAATTAGCTGATATATACAAATTAGCGGGTTATCCTTATCAAATTAGTCAATCAAACGCCCCTTGGACTTCTGCTAAAGGCGTTTTGGCTGGAAAATCCCGTATTACAAACCCATTAGATACAAGTAATGCTGATGAATTACAAACTAAAGTATTGCCAGCATTGGAAGAAGCATTTAAAAATGACCGCACAAAAATTAAAACTGGTGGTGCTGACCAATGGGATAAAAACACCCGATTTACGCCAAAACAATGGGTTGAACAATTAAAACAAGATTTGGCTAATGGTGAAAACTCTTATGTATGGACTTCTATACCTGACAAAATAACTAAGCAATTAGAAAAATTAGGCTATAACGGCATATTTGATGTAGGTAATAAAGGCAAGATGGGCTTAGATTACGATGTAATTATTCCATTTAAACCCGAACAAGTACGCTCACGCTTTGCTGCATTTGACCCCAAAAAAATCAACAAACCTGATTTATTGGCTGGTGCTGCCGCTATACCAATAGCAACCGATGAAGATAGCAGACGAGCAATACTAGAAAAGTTATTTAACGAACAACAAAAGTAGTGTAGAATTAACCTAACTTAATCAATCACTTGGATAAGTATGGAAAATAAACAATTAAAGAATATTAAAGGGGCAGGCAGACCTGCTGGTAGCCCTAATAAATCAACCGCATTGGCTAGAGAAGCCATAGCACGCTTTGTTGATGGTAATAGCCATAAGTTACAAGAGTGGTTAGATAGCATCGCTAAAGACCCTAAATACGGCCCTAAACACGCATTTGATTGCTTTATGCAAGTGGCTGAATACCATGTACCTAAGTTAGCCCGTACTGAGCATACTGGTAGCGAAGATAAACCCATTAGATATGTGGTTTCATGGAAGAAATAGACTTAAGGTTGGGGGATTGCCTTGAGGTCATGCAAACAATACCCGACAAATCAATAGACCTGACAGTAACAAGCCCACCATACGACAATTTAAGAACCTATAACGGCTATACCTTTGACTTTAAGGGCATAGCAAAGCATCTTTACAGGGTTACTAAAGATGGTGGAGTGGTCGTTTGGGTAGTAGGGGATGCCACAATTAATGGCTCAGAAACAGGCACATCATTTAGACAAGCCCTATATTTCAAGGATATTGGCTTTAATTTGCATGACACTATGATTTGGGAAAAAACTGGTAGCGGTGCTTTAGGAAGTATTTTGTGTTATTTGCAAAATTTTGAATATATGTTTATTTTTTCTAAAGGAAAGCCAAAATCAATTAATTTAATTTGCGATAGAGAAAATGTAATTAAATCAGGTTTTGTAAAAGTAAATTCAGCATTAACAGCAGAAAAAACATTTAAAAACAGAATTGTTGAAAGAAAACCCTTTGGTAAAAGAACTAATTTATGGAAAATTCAACCACAACAAAAATCATTGCACCCAGCCCCATTTCCTGAAAAACTAGTAAAAGACCACATAATTTCTTGGTCTGATGAAAATGATACGGTATTGGATTGTTTTCTTGGTAGTGGCACTACGGCTGTTGTTGCTAAAGCCTTAAACCGCAAGTTTATTGGGATTGAGATAAGTCAAGAATATTTAAACATTGCAAAACAAAGGCTTACAAATGGATGAGGTAGCCGATTTTGTTGATTGCAACATTGAACTGTATAAGCCTAGAGATGTATTCCTAGACTTCCATGACCGCCAACAACGATGGGCTGTGATTATTGCCCACAGGCGTGCAGGCAAGACAGTAAGTTGCATTAATGACGCCTTGTGGAGAGCAATAACTGAAGGCAAGGAGAACGCTAGATATGCCTATATTGCCCCGTACTACGCACAGGCTAAGTCTATTGCTTTTGATTACCTTATGCAGTTTAGTGAGCCTGCTAGGGTTAAGCACAATATCTCTGAATTGTGGGTCGAATTGTTTAACGGGGCTAGAATTCGTTTGTTTGGTGCAGATAATCCTGACGCACTTAGGGGTATGTACCTTGATGGGGTTGTACTAGACGAATATGCCGACATGAAGCCTAAGATATGGGGCGAGGTTATTCGACCCTTATTGGCTGATAGACGAGGTTGGGCTACCTTTATTGGAACACCAAAGGGTCACAATACCTTTTATGACATCTACCAGTACGCCACGCTTAATCCTGACGAATGGTACTGCAAAGTCTTACGGGCAAGTCAAACTAACCTAATAGAACAAACCGAACTAGACGATGCCTTAAAGTCTATGTCGATAGACCAGTATCAACAAGAGTTCGAATGTTCATTCGAGGCTTCCATAGTCGGGGCTATATATGGCGTTGAGATGCGACTACTGACCGATGCAGGGCGTATTACTAAGGTTGAGTGCGATAACCTATTTCC